CTTGACGTTTACCGGCAATAGCAGCGGCTTCGGCGGCCGAAAGGGGTGCAGTAGTAGTAGGTGTAGAAGAGCTAGTTGACCTTTCAAATATAGTTGTGCCAGCTTCCCACAGATTAGAATAATCCTCATAATAGGATCGAAATGTTATACGACCTCTATAGTCATCTTGGTTTTCAAGGGGAAACCATGCCTGATCAGATACACCCTCTTCTATTTTTACCTTGCCAACACCCATAAGATTTCCTTAATAAATATAAAAAACTTAAAAGTATTTATAAGGTTAATATGGCATATTCTGGAAGATATAAACTAAAGAATAAAAGCAAATATAGGGGTGACACTGAAAATGTTATTTTTAGATCTTTGTGGGAAAGAAATGCTTTTAAATGGTGTGATGATAATACCTCAATTCGTTCTTGGTCTTCCGAAGAAGTAATCATACCCTACTTCTATGATGTCGATAAAAAATATCATCGATACTTTATGGATCTAAAGATTACATTTAAGGATGGCAAGACCTTTTTAATTGAAATCAAACCAGGAAAGGAAACATCTCCTCCTGAATTTAAGGGTCGTAAGACAAAAAAATATATAACCGAAGGTTTGACATATGTAAAGAATATGAATAAATGGGCTGCTGCCCAAAACTATGCTGCAGACAGGGGTTGGGGATTTCAGATATGGACTGAGAAAGAATTAGCATCAATGGGTATTTTACCCAAACCAAAGAGAACTCTTAAACCTTTAAAGCCACTAAAAGTTAAAAAACGTAGATAAATAATGGTATGTCAAATTTATTTTACAAATTAGAAATGGAAGCCTTCCGTAACGGTATCACGCCAAGGACCCAACAGTCCCGGGATTGGTTTAAGCGTAAGGCATCCGCTATGCGCAGTGTCAATAGAAATGCTCTGATGAAAGAAGAACCCATTAAGTTGTCTAATAGGCAGATTGTCGGTTCAATGTATATGTTTTTCTATGATCCTAAACATAAGGCCAAGTTACCCTATTATGATAGTTTTCCTCTGGTAGTCGTCATAGGCCCAGCAGAGGGTGGGTTTATGGGACTCAATCTACATTATCTCCCACCAATTCTCAGAGCAAAATTTCTTGATGGACTATTGGACATTACAAACAATAAAAGTTATGATGAGTCCACTAAATTTAATATTTCCTATAATATGTTAAAAAGAGCCGGCAAGTATAAGTACTTTAAGCCCTGCATAAAACACTATTTAAATAAAAATGTGAGAAGTAGATTTGCAAAGGTAGAAGCTCCTGAATGGGAGATAGCAACATTTTTGCCAACGGCTGACTTTCAGAAGGCCGGGAAAAGCAAAGTTTATTCTGACTCAAGAAGGAAAATGTAATGGCTGGTACAGTAGATCAGTTTAAAAGCCTCGTATCTGCAAAAGGCGGTCTGGCTCGTAATAATCTATGGCGAGTAAAACTTCCTTCTTTACCTGGTGGTAGATCCGAAGAAATGAATATTCTATGTCGGGATGTGCAGCTGCCAGGACGTCAGGTTACGACGACTCCTTTTAATTTTGGATTGGTGTCCGAAAGAGTAGCAACAGGGTATTTGATACAAGATGTAACAATGACATTTCAGGTACTTAATAATTATGGTGTAAAGGAATATTTTGAAACATGGCAATCACTTGCGGTAGATCAAAATAGATATGAAATTGGTTATAAAAAGGATTATGTAAGAGATGTAACAATTGAACAATTTAAGAAAGTAAAAAACCTACCACAAAGATTTAGAAAAGAATTTTCTAGTGGTATGGGGAATGTATTACCATCCCTATCTGATTTTCAGCTGGGAGAAACTCTACTAGGACTTAATGATCAGTTTAATGATATTGTGGTCTATAGATGTCAACTTAAAGATGCATTTCCCACAACTATGAATTCCATTCAACTCAATAATGATATTGATGGAGTGGTGGAATTAAACATACAACTTAGTTATACCGATTGGGTAGCTCCGTTTGTGCTAACACCCTCAAGTTTAAAAGAAGCCTTTACAAGTACAGCAAGGCAGAACATTGTGGGGTTCTTGAATAATATAATTTAATGAGGATTTGAAATGACCCTTCCTAGGCATACTAATTACCCAAAATTTAATTGCACATTACCTTCTCTCCAACAATCAGTACACTTTAGACCCTATAATGTAGGTGAAGAAAAAGTGTTACTCTTAGCATTTGAATCAGGCGATGATCTAATGGCAGCTAAGGCCATTGCTGATATTGTCAAGACATGTGTAGAAGAAGATATTGATATAACCAAACTTGCAACATTTGATATAGAATATATGTTTCTTCAGATAAGATCTAAATCTGTTGGAGAGACTTCTACTATACTCTTGCGTTGTGATTGTGAACATCCAAACTCTATTGATATTGACGTGTCAACAATTAATATTAATAAAAAGGATTTTCCCAATACCAAAATAAAACTTAATGATGAAATGGAGTTGACCATGGGATTTCCCCGATACTCCGAGGCCATTCAAAAAGAAAATATATTAAAGGGTGAGAGCTATACAGAGATTCTTTATCATCTATCTCTAATGTGTCTTCACTCACTTCATACGGATAGTGATTCGTTTATGTTTAAAGATGAGCCAGAAGAAGAAGTCAAAGAATTTATGGATAGTCTTTCGACATCACATTATCAAAAAATACTTGAATATGTAAATGATTTACCGTCTTTAAAATATGAAGCAGAATTTGTCTGCAATAAATGCGATAAAGAGAATAAATATACACTACAGGGATTACAGGATTTTTTTTAATAGCTCTCTCTCATGATACACTGGTTAATTATTATCAAGTGAATTTTCAACTAATGGAAAACCATAGTTATTCACTCAGCGACATAGAAACAATGATGCCATGGGAGAGAGAAATTTACGTTAATCTTTTGATCGAACAAATGAAAAAAATCGCCGAAGAGCGAAAGGCGCAGCAGGGTATTTAAATGAGTTTAACATCACTAGCCAGAAAGCTTGAAGAGCAAAAGAAAATTAACAGTGATACCCTTGAGGGTATTAATAGGGTTGGTGATGGTGTTGATGGCCTCAACAAAAATTTTAGTAATTTTATAAGGAATCAAGAACGTAACAAGCTTGATCAGCTAGAGGCCGAGAACAAAAAACTAAAGGTAGCGGCCAGACCGGAACCAAAGCGAAGAGATGATAAGAGCTCTACTTCGGGTATATCTAACCTTGCAAAGGCTGCGGCTGCAACAGCAGCTGGTGTAGTTGGTGTAAGGACCCTACTCGATGGTTTTTTATCTGACTTTGAAAAAAAGTTAGTTGCAACAAAAGCCGAGGCATTAGCTAATCCCCTTGATGGAGATATTACGTTATCAATTGCTGGTCTGGCTAACCAATTGGATAAAAGTTCATTAAATTCTGGCATGTCTCAATCACCCACAATCAATCCAACCGTGCTCAACCGGCAACCCGGTCCTAAATTAGTCGCCCAAAAAGTGGTATCATCTCCTAATATTGTAATTCCAAAACCAATACCAAAACCCACCATTACCTTTAAGGGATCACCAATCAATCTAACAAAAAATATGGTTGGTAATACATGGACCGATGGAGCCGGTAATAATTATAGCGTTAAGGATGGGGTTGCCAAAAAACTTACGGGTGGCGCTGATGCTCTGGTCAACAGAATAAATACTCCGACTTCACCAACCGCACCATCTATTGACACCCCATCATTAAGTGCAGATCCCACGACAGTTACAAAACCATTAGTAGCAGATCCTACTATGCGGCTGACTCCTCCCGATATAGATGGTGGTGATACTCGTCTAAAAAGTTACCAATCGGGATCACTAAGCTTATCACGGCGCACCATAAACCGGGCTGCACCAACTGCTCTTGTGGCCGCGCTTGATCCTGTTTCGGCTGCATTAGAGTTAGGTGCCAATACGGTGGCAAAGGCAAAAGTGCCTCCAGTGATTGCAAAAACACCTGGTTTAAGGATTGCCTCAAAGATATTAAATACTCCTTCGTTTGTAGCAAAAGGACTTTCAACTGCGTTCAGGATAGCCGGAAGTGTGCCGGGTATGGCATTACAGTTTGGTTTGGGTGCTGGCCCCGCAGGTGAGTTTAGTGATATAGCGGGTCCCATGCGAAAAGCGTTGCAAGATATTGAACTGGTAGCGACTGAAAGAGGTAAGGGTGGTATAGCCATATTATTACAAATACAAAATAGTATGAAAGAATTACATAGAAATTATGGAGATATGGGTCTTCCGCCAGGTGATACGGGGCAATATGCGATCTATGTAATGTCTATGGCTACCGAAGAGTTAAAAAAATGGGCCGATGAAAAACACTTTTTTAGATACCCAGAAAAGGCACCAGGGTTTGATCCTAATGATATGTCGACATGGGAAAGTTATAAACAAATTATGGATTATAATACCTTTGCCAATACAAATCTTAATGATCCCTACGAGCCAATTGATATGGATCTAAACAGCAGAGTTGATAGGTTTAGACTAAACAGTATGAAGGGTCGAGGGATTTCCGCAGTTGGTAGAAACGAATTGTTTGATAGAAGTATGCCACTCGCTCGATTTGGATCAAGAGCTCAGGGTGAAAGAAATCAGGTTAATTCAATAATAGCAAGTATGTTGGAGAGTGGACAGATTGCTCAAGTGGGTGATACCTATATCATTCAGGGTGGAGATACAAATATAGGTGGTGGAGGAGGCGGTGGTGGAGAACCCATGTCATTACCGGCTGTAGACCAGGCACCCGTAACACAAAATCTAGTTTCACCAGCTCAATAAATCAAAAGGGAGGCCTTCCTAGGTGCCTCCCTTCTTATCTGCATTTCACGTATGCAGCAACCGACTGGGTTATGCGGTACCAGTGCTTATACCGACCTAGTTAGAGGGCCACTTCCATAGCTAGGATTTTAGTCTTCCGCTGCTAGTTTAGCGAAATAGGTCATCGTATCATCCTCAGCCATAGAGGACTCTGCCGTACGAATAACGGGATCTGGCGTAGATGGAAAGCCAGGAATATCATCAGACTGATCAAGACTCTCTAATACCCTTGCATTCATAGGAGTTGATGATTCTCCTAAGACCATTGCCAAGCGAGATTTCAACTCATCATATGTCTTATAGTTCTTGGGATCAGTCCATTCAGATAGATCATGTTGTTTATTATAGATGGCCTCTAGTTCTTCATCAGTACCCGGAACAGCAGCTGGAGATTTAAACGCAGAGGTATCATAATTTGGATAGCCCTCTACCTTTCGGATCTTCAACGTAAAGTCTGCTCCATCCCACATATCAAATGGATTAATGGGCTTTTCATCAGGGAACTGAGGTTGCATGGTATCCATAATCTTATCAAAGATCTTTTTACCAAAACGATAGAGCATTACTCGGCCTTCATTGTCTGGTGCAGAAGGATCTGAGATGACCAATACATTAGCAACATAACGTAGATTACGTTTACGCTCTCGGACCGTACGCTTTGCCTCTTCTGATCCATCCTGATTCCAAAGCTTAGAGTTATTCTCTGCTAATGGATCGGCCTGACCAATAGACGTAAGCGACTTCTCTACATACCATTGTCCTGTTGGGCCCTTAAAGAAATGATCCCAGTAACGGACCCAAGGAGTAGATGCATCTGCATTACCAGGAAGGAAACGAATTACTGCATATCCATTGCCGGCCTTATCTCGTGTCGGCTGCCAAAAGCGTTCATCCGTAACATTATGTTTCTTCTGGTCTTCAGGACCTGCATTAGAAGCAGCTTCTACTAAGGCAGAAAGGTCTGTGCGATTACGTTTTAGTGCTGCGAAACTCATATATATTCTCCGTATATTATTGTATATCTTTGTGTATCTTTTTATCCACTATATCATTATAAAATATTATATAGGGTTAGTCAACAGGCAAAGTATTGCCTCGTGGTAAATAATTTAAATGCATGGCTTCGGCCTCAAGTTTATCTTTTATGGCAGGTGCTATGTATTTTCGGACATCTTCTAGATCAAGATCAATGTTATCACATGCATGTATGATTGCATCCATATATGAAGACTTATGTTCTTTTACGACTCTTTCTACGAGTTTTGTGAACCTTGCCTTTGTTAGAAACTTTTCTTCCTGCATTCTTTTCCAATTCCATTTCTATGGTCCACTCAGAGCCTAGGTCTGGATAGTAGACACCAAGGGATCTTTTTACTGTACCGTCCTTATTGTAGGCCATGGCAACACACTTATGTTTTACTTTTAATTCCCGTTCTGCTCCAGCCCTATGATCAAACCATATACCGCCCCTAATATAGGCCTGCATGTTATGGAGATAGGCCTCCTCAATAAAGTAGGAGGTCCGCTCTTTGCGATCTTTAGATGTCTTCAGGGTCTTCATGGACCGTAGTTTCATCTGCTGATCCTTAATCCACTTACGGACCTTCTTGGGAGCCAGATCATGATCATCTGGTAGATCGCGAATTGATTCATGCACACTAATATTTTTAGCCGGGCCCTTAGCAGCTCGAGCCTTTTCCAGACGTTGAGTCAGCTCTTCCTTCTGTTGAGGTGTTAGGACTCTTTTCTTTTTATAGGTCTTGACCATATCATTCCTCCATCATATAATTTATTATAACATAGTTTTAAAATAAAGTCAACCGTTCATTCGTCTATTTTACTGATTTCCCATTCACCATCATCAAGACGCTTGGCCCTAATAAAGTCATTATCAATTAAATACTCGATTGTGTTTTCAATAATGTATTCGGGAGGCATTGTCCAGTTACTCCATAACTTGCCTATCATAAAGGCACAGACCGAGGTCGCCAGAATAAAGATCATATCAATATCAAACATCATCAATAGCAATCACATCAGATGGATCAATAATGGCCCAATCAAGGGTATCCAAATTCCACCCCAAGCTTTGGTCCGGACGCAACGTAACATTACTAGGAATGATTTTATCAACACGATAGATCGATTTGAGGGTTAATGTAGTATCATCCTTGAGGGTAATTAATTTATCACCTTCTCTGAGAGCTTCCTCAATATCTACTGCATCAAAGGGACCGGCCAAATCAGACATTTATTTTCTCCTTAATATTCTATTTATCAGGTAAAGGAAACAACGTTTTCAACCCGAAATGAACGGTAGGCACCTTTCATCGTATCAAATGCAACGATCACCTCTTCATTCACGGCACGTACCTTCTTCTGAGAGATAGGATCATCCTTCTTGGCATCAGGCAAAATATCTTCAATAAGTGTACACATCATATCACGCTCTTCTCCATTTACCTTTTTAAAGATAACACGACAGACACGCTGCCGCAATTCACTAATCATATATTCACGAGAACTTGAATCAATCATTTATAGGGGTCCTTTACTTTATAGGTTACATCAGGATTTGTATTCTGATTCTTTTTCAATTCTTTCACACCGAGGGCATGCATAAAAGATTTGTTGGTCATCAATTGATCGATAACCTTCTCCCAATCTTGTATCTTGCCTTCGAGATACTGAACTCGACGATCAAGCATCGCTGTTTGATAATCACTCATTTATTCATCTCCGTAACGACAATCCAAATAAACCCCACGATTAAAAAGGCAAGTATGGACGCGGCCGCTGTCAGTTCACTGGCTTCAGTCCCAGACATTATCTAGACCCGTAGTAGCACGATAGGTTTCACCATAGTATTGATCCGCATACTTAGAGGCATCGGTCCAATGAAACTCTTTCTCACGAAGCATAGACTTATCTTCGCGCTTAACCTTAGCCTGACGAGCCTGCTTCTTCATAAAGCGCTCTTGCTTACGCTTTTCGGCATTACGAAACCTAGTCAGCTCTTTCTTAAGCTCATTTGCGAATAGATTCTTTCCAGCCATTATCAATTAACCTTTCCATAAAATTTTTATACTCTAAAGAGTTTAACTCAATTTTCGTACGAAAGCAACCCTTAAAATGCTCTTTTAGAGTTGCACCTCCACCATGCCAAGACTCAGTAATATAGTATACTTTATCTTTCCAACGAGTATGTTCATATACCATTCCAGAACACCTTTATATAATTTGCATCAAGCATATCACGATATTCTATGGCATCATAGACACACTTAAACATTTTACCATTTACTATTATCATCCCCAATCTTTTCTATCATCTTCATTTTCATAACCATACTTGTAAGCCTCAATCTCACCAACAGTCATGTTGTCTTTTTCTACTCTTTCAGAAGTAATAGAAGCACCAACATAGTAATGTGGATCATAATGACGGCCATAATAAGCATCTGCAGAACCACGGTCTTGAGGAGAACCGTGACGAGGAAGTTTATTACCTTTTACGATTACATCTAAATCATACGTTTCCATTACACTACCTCCATTCCAGTAAATCCTTCTTGAGTCCAGCCACGAGCTTCAGCATGCTCAAGAATAATACGACCATAGTTTGCACTAGGCCACAAACCTTCTTTTTGAGCCCATTTTTTCATATCTACTTGAACCATACAAGACTGCTCACCTTGAAAAGGTAGAGCTTCAAGGCGATTAATTTCTTCTTCAGCCATATCAAATCCATTACGAGTCGATTGAATCCAGGGTTGCATTACGCTACCTCCTTAAAGCCAAAGCTAGCTACAACATGACGATTACCATCTTCATCTTCGATGAGATCACCTACAGATACGGAAGCCATACGACCTAGACGAGTAATGTGAGACTCAGGACCAATATTACCAATCTCAAATACACGATTAAGATCCTCAGCTTCGATAACAGCTACACCGGTATACAATCCTTCGTAAAGAGCTTTCTCTGCAAGACCTACCGTCTTATCACCAGAGAAGTCCATAGACATATCAGCACGAATATCACGCTTCATGCTTTTCATTCCATCATTGATACCGTCGATCTCTGCATCGGTATAGCTGATCTGATAAACTGTATATTTCATCTTACTTCCTTTTCATCTTATATAATTAATATAG